ACCAGCTCCTCTTCCAGCGTTTTGTGTAGAATTTAAAATTATTCTAGAGTTTGTATGGCTAGTGCTTCCATCTGATTCTATATTAATTGTTCCAGATACATCTAAATTTGCTGTAGGGCTTGTAACGCCAATTCCTACTCGACCAGATTGTTTAACTACTACACTTTGAGTATAACCAAGTTTAACATCATCATTAGCTTTTAATAAAGCATTACCACCTGTAAATTGTAAATAAGAATCTGAAAATGTAGGGCCACCTATTCTACCATTTACTGTTAATAAATGTGATGAAACATTACTTGTTTGACCAATTACTACAGCACTATTATTAAACCGCATAAACTCACCGCTTGCATTTTCCCAAACAAAAGGGTTGTCATCTGCAGGAGCTACAAACGCAAGTTTTCCACTAAAATCCCGCCTTCTTTCAATATAATTTCTTTCTGATGTACCTTCATAAAAAGATAATCTCGCTGCTGTACCTGATTGAGCAGTACCACCATTGCTTACTATTATTCTTGTTGGACTACCAGCTGTATCATCTTGCACCATTAATTTTCCTAATGGTGAAGTTGTTCCAATTCCTATGTTTCCATCTGACCGAACATCTAATATGCTTCCATTTGGATTTTGTACTTTTAATGCGGGGTCGCTACTATCTGTTGAATCTGTATCTATTATCATACCAAATCCACTACTGTTGTCTTGTTCAATAGAAACAGCATATTCTCCACTAGCGTTACCTCTTGCTATTAATGCTTCAGCAGATATTGCAGGCGCACCCCCAATATGTAAAAAAGCGTCAGGCGATGTATTTCCAATTCCTACTCCTGTATTGTTTATAATCATTCTATTACTAGAACCAGTTCTAAATTGAATTTTATTACTAACAGTACTACCTTCTATAGAGGTTGCACCGCTAGTACCCCAAGAAATGTAATCTCCACTTGGTACTAAAATTTCTCCTGCAAAAGTTGCGTTTTGTGAGTTGTCTATTGTTAATGCTTGAGTTAATGTTGTATTATTACCTGTTGCAATATAAAAACCTAAAGCTCCTCCACTTCCTGCATCATATACACCCAAACTTGCAGCAGTATTGCTACCCTCACTCCAACTTATACCACCTCCATAATAATTTGTTGTTGTTGGTGGATTAAGTGTAATAACGTGCTCACTTGGTGCATTTGGTAAACTTGATTGGTTAATTGCTAATGTACTTGTTAAAAGTCCACTTGTTGTTATTGCGCCTGAAATTATTCCTCCTGTAACAGTAACTCCTCCGCTTGTAGTTTCAAACTTTTTAGAATCATCATAATATAAAGAAACTGCCCCATCTGCCGTAGCAGTTAGCATATATTCTCCTGTGTATTTATGTAATTCAATATCAGTATTACCTCTCAATATTAATTTACCAGTTCCTGCATCATCTATATAGCTATGGCTTCCATTGTGATATATTTGTAGGTCGTTTGAATTACCAAACAATGCTTTCACACTATCTAAAAATTTACCGTCTTTACTGAATTGTATATTTTCATCTCCTCCATCAATAGTTAAATAAGTTGTATTACCCCCACTACCATTATCACATTGAAAAGCTATATCCCCATCATCAACTAACTGTCTTATGAAAAATATACCAGTTCCGTTTTCTAAAAATGTATTAGTACCATTATGATAAAAACCTGCATCACTACCAGTTCCAACATATAAAATTTTATTATCGGCTAAACTTACATTACCTGCAAAAGTTGCATTCTGTGATGTATCTAATGTTAAGGCAGTAGTAGCACCACCTGTTTTAAATTTAATGTTACCATTACCAGCAGCTTCAGAATCTGCAAAAAACTCCATACTAGCAACAAAACTTGAATTTTGATAAAAGCCGTGTGTCCAAATATCTCCTGTTGAACCATCTCCTTGTGTATAAAATATCCTAGCGTGGTCTCCTGATTGATTAATAAAGTTAATATGAGCCTTGTGAAAAGTTGTATTTCCACCATCTAGAACAGTTATTAAAGGGGTTGTACCATTAGTTTGTTCATTAATAATTAAAGCATCCACATTGTTGCTTGAATCTCTAACAACAAAAGATGTGTTTTCTTGACCTGCTCTACCTGCTGTCAAGTTCCATTGTTGCCCTGTTGAATTTTCATTATATAGTTTTAGACCTCTATTTTCTCCTGTTGAGATATCATCTATATTTATGGTTAGCATATTATCTACCACTACATCACCTGCAAAAGTTGCGTTTTGTGATTTATCTAATGTAAGAGCTGTTGTTAAAGCTTCACCACCATCAGCAACTGTATAAAAAATCATTTTACTAGGCGCATCATTATTAGCTACAGCTTGACCATCTGCTACTACAGCTATAGCACCCATTTGTGCAAAATCACTTCCATCAAACCCTTGCCATCTTATTAATCCACCTTGACCATTAGGTAAAGCTACTGTTGGCGCAGAAGCATCTCTTGCTCTTAATGATATTAAATTAGCTGTACCATCTCTCCTGCCTTCTACAGTTAATGAACCGCCTTCACCAGCACCACTACCACCATCAGGATTACTTGTGTCTATAAATTGAGCTGATGTACCTGTAACATTACCTGCAAAAGTTGCGTTAGCATCCAGAGTTAATCTTGTTGTGCCACCTGTTGCAAAAATTAAAGTATCATTTGAGTCTTCTTCAATATAAGTATGACCACCTGCGCCATCAAATCTTAATTTTTCGGTAGCACTAATTGTTAAATTTGTAAATGTAGCATTACCACCTGTTACATTACCTGCAAAATCTGCACTCGAACTATTAATTTCTAACCTTTCAACACCGTCTGTATAAAACTCAATTTTTGTACCTGCATCCACATCATTTGTGTCTGCTGAAAATCTTAAATTATCACTTGATGATTTTATTTCGTGTATTAAATTTGTTGTTGAGGTATCCGATAAAGTTAAATTTGGGTTTGTATCTTCAATAGTTATATCACCACTTGCGATTGTACCAGAAGATATTGAGCCTCCTAAAAATAAATCTTTAAACCTTGCATCTGAAGCACCAATATCCATAATATTATCTCTAGCTGCATTTGCTGCTGTAACATTAAAGAATTTAGTACCTGATGTGTGTATTCTTATACCACCATTTGAGCCATTTAAAAATCCACCTGTTGCCGAAAAACTTGTTCCTGTAACTGCACCTGCAAAAGTTGCATTGTTACCACTTATTGCAATAGGTGCGTCTGTCAGTGTATCACTGTCAGACCACATTACTACATCATTAGCAGTACCACTACCATCAACAGCACCAGTTGCGTTTATTGTAACTGTTTGATTACTTACGGATGTTGTTACATTAGTACCACCAGCTATAGTAAATGTTTGTGAATTTAAATCAACTGAACCTGTTCCGCTATCACCAGCTATATCTAAATCTTCAGCCGTTACAGCAGCATCTACATAAGCTGTTGTTGCGACTTTGGTAGAATCGTCTCCTTGACTTTGTGTGGTTGCAGTAGTAGCAGAACTTATTGTTCCAGATAATTGACCACTAAAAGTAGTAGCTGTAAAAGTACCTCCACCTGATATATTATTACTACCCATAGCAATATTACCAGACATAGTACCTCCTGCTAATGGTAAAAATGCGTTACCTGCTGTATCAACATAAGCTGTTGTAGCAACCTTTGTGCTATTATTATTTTGACTTTGTGTTGTTGCTGTAGTAGTAGAAGCTATAACACCTGTTAATGTTCCTTCTACATCTGCAACTAGAGTAGCAGCCGCATAACCTGTACCGCTTGTGTTTACTGTAGTTGTAGGTTCAACCTGTAACGACTTAAATAGTTTAAATTTATCATCACCAGCATCTCTAAATAGTCCTGCAAACAACGTTGTACTACTAGGGCGATATTTACCATAAAAACCTATATCTACAGCGTCTGAAGATGTGTTATTATTAGCTAAAACAATAAGAGGGTCTTTTACTGTAAGTGTATCTGTTCCTACAGTTGTTAAACTTCCCTCTACAATTAAATTACCTATTACTGTTAGATTGCCACCAAACTTACCATCACCTGAAGCATGAAATTGTACAGTCGGTGTTACACCTACTCCTATTTGTGTTGTAGATAAAAATAATGGGCTATTGTTACCGAAACCATCTGTTATCCTTTTTGCGCCTGTAGTTAAGTTTCCGTTATCCGTTAATTTAATTAACGATTGATAAGTGTCTTTTATTTTATTACCTGAAAGTGTAGCCATAACTATTTAGTTCCTTTCTTTTTTAAATAGATTATTAATTTTTTTACATTGCCTTTTTTTGGCTTATATGTCTTCTTTTTATCTAAAGTACCCACCCTTGAAATAAAGCGTCTTTATCAGGGTATATGTCATCATTTGAATTGCTAGTATATTCTGGAAACAAAGATTGATTAAAACTCATATAATCTATAAATCTTTGTGTATAATATTCTGCATATTCCCTTTCCTTTTGAACTAAATAATCTACTTCTTCTTTACTAACTATCTGTGAGTTTTCAGATTGATGTTTAAAAACACCACCATTAGCTATACTATAACTGGCAAAAGGTAAATATTCTACCATAGCATAATGAATTAACATAGGTTGTATAAAATCATTCACAAGTGTAAGATAGTTGCCTGTTAATGACGCACCGCCTGTGCCTAAAATGTCATTACTAATTTTATCATACAAATCAGTACCTAAAAAGTTTTGTATATGTATCTCTTGAGCAAGTTCTATAAATTGTATAAACTTATCAGTATCAACATTAGCGTTTAACGCTGTGTTTTTTACTATATCACTTCTTCTTATAAATAGTGCTTTTGCCATTATTCTTCTATTTCTTGTTCAACATCTTGTTCTTGTTCGTCTTCCTTTTTTATACCAGTTTCTTTTTCAATTTCAGCGTCTGTAAGTGCATTAGTCAAGTCTGTAAATTCTAAGGGTTGTAATGTTTTAAAGTATATATCTAATTCAATATTATTATATTCTAATATCTTTTCTAACTCATCAAGTATTGTTACCTGCATTGGTCTAATAACTGTATTATCCATAAGTATAGAAGCTGTTTGTAATTCTTCTGCATTATTACCTAATCCAGTATTATCTTTTATACCAACTAACATAGGTGATACAATTCTGTGAGATACCATAACCTTTCTCATAGATTCATCAGATAAGAATTTATACTGCTCATGAGCATCAGATAAAATTACTGGCTCAATATTAGCAGCTAATTCTTTACTATCATTAAAAGCTAAAATAAATCGGCCAGCATTTGTGCTACCGCTAAATTTTTCTTTTATTCTCATTTCAATTCTTTCTCTTTGTTCGTCTGATGGAACACCATTATTAAAGTTAATTAACATGCTTGGTGCTAAACCATTTTGTATATTATTTATATGATAGTTAGCTATTTCTTCTTCTAATTCTGCGTATTGTAAACCACCTTGATAACCAACAGGTGCATAATAATAAAAACCAGCTTTATATGGTTTAATATATAATATTTCTAATCCAGAGTTACTATATCCAAAAGCAGGTATTCTTCTAAGCTTGGTTGATGATTTAACTTCTTTCCAATCTTTGGC